CTCACCAAGATATATTTCTCGTGTAATCGGTGATAGATATATCACAATTACAAGTGAAGTTAAGGTAGTTGTTAACGGTGACTACGGTAACAAGTCAAACTATATTCGTGTTGAAGTAACAGAAGGTGTTAAGAACGCCGCTAACTCAGCAACACTTGTACCGTTTGGATTCCGTGCTCCTGTATCACCAATCCCATCAGCATTCACACAACCAACAGCAGCATCTTATGTAACAGATCAAACTGCGGCTGGTGCTTACAACAGACGTGTGTACTGGGGATTCAACTATGACTTCGCAAACACAGACAACTTTAACTACCTACGTCCATTGCCAATCACAGCAAATCAAACAACTGGTAGCAACGTTGACTTCTATCTTGGAAACTACAATCAACCAGCTGGTGCTAACTATCCAACAGCAACAACTGCATACTCTGGCTCAATCAACTTGACAACAAACACATCACTTGACAGCCGTAAGTTCGTAGTTCCATTCCAAGGCGGATTTGATGGTCATAAGCCACATCTTCAAAAGAAGACAGGTACTTACATCGAAGCTGGTAATACACAAGGATTTGACATCTCAACATCAGCTGCTTCTGGATATACATCATACAAGAAGGCACTTGATACAATCTCTAACTCAGACGAGTTTGATATTAACATGATTGTCATCCCTGGCGTTATTCACTCACTCCACTCTGGTATTACAACATATACTAAGGATGTTTGTGAAGATCGTGGTGATACATTCTTCGTGATGGACTCTGTTGGTATCGACGATAACATCACAACAGCAATCTCAACAGTAGAGGCATTCGATTCAAACTACACAGCTACATACTATCCGTGGGTTAAGATTCTTGACTTCGATAGAAACAAGCCAGTTTGGGTTCCACCTTCTGTTGTTCTTCCGGGTGTTCTTGCATTCAATGATCGTGTTGCCGCTGAGTGGTTCGCACCTGCTGGTCTGAACCGTGGTGGTCTTACAGAAGTTATTGAAGTTAAGACACGTCTTACACACTCAGAGCGTGACGAACTTTATGAAGGTCGTATCAACCCAATCGCAGTATTCCCATCAACAGGAGTATGTGTATGGGGTCAGAAGACACTTCAAGGTAAGCCATCTGCTCTTGACCGCATCAACGTTCGTCGTCTCTTGATTGCAGCTAAGAAGTTTATCGCTTCTGCTACACGTTACCTTGTGTTCGAACAAAATACAACACAAACACGTACAAGATTCTTGAACATCGTCACACCGTATCTCGAATCAATCCAACAACGTCAAGGTCTTTATGCCTTCCGCGTTATCATGGATGAGTCGAACAACACACCTGACATCATCGACCGTAACATTCTTTATGGTCAGTTGTTCCTACAACCTGCTAAGACTGCTGAATTCATCATTCTTGACTTCAACATTCAATCAACAGGTGCGGCATTCCCAGGTGCTTAATAGAATAATCGGGGGAGTTGAAATACACTCCCCCAATTTTTCAAACTGATTATATTTATATGAAAGAATGATTTTTAAACTTGGAGAAATAAATGGCTGAATTACTTGACCCTACCGAAATTTTCTTTACGCCATATGAACCTAAACTTGCCAATAGGTTTATTATGTACATTGAAGGGGTTCCAGCTTATCTTATTAAGGGTGCAGCAAGACCAAACGTTACGTTTAACCCTGTTACCCTTGAGCACATCAACGTAAAGCGTATGATTAAGGGTAAGGCAAAGTGGGAACCAGTTACAATCACACTTTACGATCCGATCGTTCCATCAGCTGCACAAGCAGTCATGGAGTGGGTTCGTCTATCACACGAATCTGTAACAGGTCGTGATGGATATTCTGACTTCTATAAGAAGGATATTACATTCAACGTTCTTGGACCAGTTGGTGATAAGATCGAAGAATGGACATTAAAGGGTGCCTTCATCCAAGCAACGAACATGGGTGAAATGGATTGGGGTGTAGATGACCCTGTACAAATCCAACTTACTCTTGAATACGATTACGCTATCTTGCAGTTCTAATTTAGACGCAACAAAAAACGATGGGTATCTCGATTTTTTCGGGATACCCATATTTATTTATACGAACAAAATGTTTCATTTAGTTTTAGGATTAAGTTATGTCACAAGCGCCAACAGGGTACAATTTACCCAACACAGACACGGCACTATCGGATGCGGATTTGAAGGAACAACTAATTAAAGACCACCATCAAACTGCACCAAGAAAATCAAATTTCCCAACAGAAATCGTACCTCTTCCGTCAAGAGGATTGATCTACCCAGAAGATCATCCACTTGCATCGGGTGTCATTGAGATGAAGTACATGACTGCAAAGGAAGAAGATATTCTAACTTCTCAGAACCTCATTAAACAAGGTGTTGTTCTTGATAAGTTGTTTGAGTCATTGATTGTAACACCAATCAAATATGATGACCTTTACGTCGGTGATAAGAATGCAATTATGGTTGCAGCCAGAGTTTTAGGATATGGAAAAGATTATGTAGTGGAAATTGACGACCCGTTTTCACCGGGTACTAAACAAAAAGTTACAATTGATTTGACTCAAATAGAGCACAAGGAGGTGGATTATTCTCTGTTAGAGCAACGTAAGAACGAATTCGATTTCGAACTACCGCAGTCGAAGCGGGTTGTCACTTTCCGCTTAATGACACATGGATTGGATAAAGATATTCAGGCAGAGGTAAAGAGTATGACAAAACAAATTACTCGTAGTGGTATAGATAGAGAACTTACTACTCGATTAAAGAATGTCATAACTGCCGTTGACGGTGAACGTGGTAGAGCTACTATTAATAACTTCGTTGATAACGAATTGTTTGCAATGGATTCAAGAGCTCTTCGTGCCCACATCAAAGAGATTTCTCCTGATGTAGATATGACATTCACATTCATTTCAGACGCAACAGGAGAAGCAAAGGAGATTGACATCCCTATGGATGTCTCATTTTTTTGGCCTGGGTCCTGAGTATAAACTAGGATTACACAAAGAGATATTCTCACTTTGTTATCATGGTCAAGGTGGGTTTAGTTGGGATGATGTTTATAATCTTCCGATTCACTTACGAAGATTCTATATCATGGAAATAAACAAGATTGTAGAACAACGTAATAAAGCAGAATCTGAACAACAGAAAAAAACAGCAACATCTGCTCCTAAATTCACACCACCACGGAAATAAACTTCGGAGTCCACATATTTATAGGTATGTGGACTCTATTCATTTTGAGGTAATTAAATGAAACTTAATGAACATAAAAGACTTCTGATTCAGGAATCAATACTTGAAAAGATACTTCAATGGTATATTGACAGAGATTATTGGAAAGCCAAGAAAATGTTTGAAGAAGACCCTGAATTAAAGAAGATAACAAAAGACATCTTCGATCAGATGAAAAAGACATCAAAGAAAATTGATGACTACTGTAAGAAGTATGGGTGTGCAGAACCAACAAAGCACACACAACTATTACCAAAATCAGTAAAGGGTATAAAGTAAACTGATATATGGCAAAAGAAAAAGACGATAAATCAATACGAGACCAAGTGGTAGCTCAACGAGAACTGAATAATGAACTTGCAAAATCGAGGGATTTAATCAGTGATATTGTTAATTCTGAAAATGAAAGTCTCAAAACGTATGTTGATAGGATGGATTTGACTTCTCAATTAAATGAGAATGCAAAAATATTGGCAACATTAAACGTAAGTATTGATAGACTAAGTACCTCTCAATCCGATCGAGGTAAACTACTTTTAGAACAGTACACTATACAAAGAGACTTACTTTCAGACGTTCAGTCTAAGTATGTTGATATTGTTTCTAACTCAAACAGTATCGCTAATTCAAACTTTGAGTCTGTTGATTTAAGTAAAGAACAACAGAAATTGTTAAATGCGATTACTGATCTAGAAGAAAAACGAGATATTTTGAAAGAAGGTGAGTATCAAAAGGAAAAAGAAATACTTGACCTTATAAAAGACAGATTGGATATATCAGAAAAAATGAACGCTAGCCAAGAAAAGGCAAATGATTTGGCTAAGAAATTCTTGGAAAGTACAACATTAGTCGGTCATGCAAACAATGCACTCCTACATAGTATGGAAGGTATCATTGATAGTGTTGGAAGTGGTGGTCTTGGTGTTATAGGTTCATTCTTAGGTAAGAAAGCGTCCTCTCTTTTGGAACAAACAAAAGAAAGCATTCAAGAGAAAGTAGTTAAAGCGTTCCAAGAGAGTGGTGATTCTGCTGTTAATGCATTCTCACTCGCAACAATGTCACTTGGTTCCTTCGTTAGATTTGCTTTACCGGCACTTGGTATTGCTGGTCTATTAGGTGCATTTGGACTTTTAGTACACACACTGTCACACTTAGATACCGAACTATCTGAGATAGGTAAAGAGTTTGGTGTAACAAGAAAAGAAGCCGATAAACTACACCACGTAACTATTGATATAGCCAATGAGATGAATCTTGTGGGCATAAGATCTTCACAAGTATTGGAGTCAATCAGAGAAGCTTCTGCTGCATTGGGTGGACTTAATATCTTAGCAAGATTAAAAGACGGTAGTGAAGGTGCAAAACAATTAGTTAAAGATTTTGCGGTTCTTAAAACTGAGTTTGGGTTTGAAGGTGGTGAACTTGAAAACATACAAAACTTTGCAGTTGCAACCGGTAAGAGCATAGGTCAAGTTGTAAAGGAAACAGTTAAACTTGGTAAGGGATTATTTACTTCCAAACAAGCAATCGGTGTTATCGCAAAAATATCACCAACGATAGCCTTATCATTCAGACGAGGTTCACAGGAACTCATTAAAGCTGCCCAAAAGGCAAAACTTCTCGGAATAGAATTAAGTGATATACAATCGTTCGGTGATAATATCTTAGATATAGAAACATCCATTCAGGCAGAAATGGAAGCTCGTGCACTTACTGGTAAGAACATAAATCTCGATGCAGCACGATATTACGCACTCACAAACGATGTTGCAGGTCTCCAAGAGGAATTGCTTAAAAATCTTGGAAGTAGTGCTGAGTTCGGTAAGATGAATAGAATTCAACAACAGTCTCTTGCTAGTGCATTCGGTATGCAAGTCGATGATGTAACGAAACTTCTTCTTGCACAAGAAAAACTCCAAGAGTTGGGAATAAGTCAGAACAAGTTAGACCAAGTTCAACAAATGAATGCGGAGCAACTTGCCGCAGAAATGAGAACAACTAACAATGAAAAACTCCGTGGTTACTTAGAAACATTGAAGAGAGAAAAAGAATCTGCATCTATAAATGAAAGATTAAGTAACATAATGACTAAGATAAAAGAGAAGATAGCTGCAACAGTATCTCCTCTTTTAGAGATGGCACATAGCTTCTTTGATTCCGCAGAAGGTGCTGAGTTTCTTGATAAAGTCATAAAGGGTGTAAAAGATTTGATAACGGTGATGATACCCGTTGTCAAATTCTTGGCTGAGAATATATGGTTAGTTGTTGCTGCTTTGGCTGCAATAGGAACTGCAAAGATAATAGGTGGAATCACATCAATCATTGGTGGATTCAGATCAATGACGGGAGCTGCACAACAGGCATCGGAAGCTGCTGGTGCTCTTGGTCAATCTTCCGGTGGTGTTGCATCTGGAACAAGTGCACTTCAAGGACTTTCAAAAGGTGCATTAAATGCCGTAGCTGCATCTGCTGCCATGATTTTATTTGCAGGATCGGTTTTCATTCTTGCAAAAGCCTTCCAAGAATTTTCTAGTGTTAATTGGGAAGATATGGGGAAAGCCGCAGTTGCAATCCTCGGTATAGTTGCAGTATCATTTGCACTCGCAGCTGCTGTTAAAGTACTAGCTTTTGCTGCTCTTGGTTTGGGTGCAATATCAATCGCACTTAATATGTTCGGTGAGGCGGTCATGAAAACGGGAACTGGTATGAAAGACATATCAGAGTCTATAAGTTCATTCGCCGATGGAGTTTCAAAACTAAAAAATCTCGGAAACATCTCTGAAATAGGAAAAAATCTAAAAGAACTCTTTTCTAGTATGTCAGATGCCGTTTCTTCTATTGGTAATGCTTCAAAGTATTCAAACGTTTCAACTGCGATTAAAAATCTAAACATAGACAAGCTGATTGAGTTTGGAAAACTAGCAAAAACAGATTTGGGAAATGCTGGTAAAAACATAGTTGAAGGTATAAAGTCTCTGTCTAAGATAACAATAGATGAGAATATAGATTTTGGAACATCTGCTGCAAGAAGCATATGGACTGGTCAAATAACAAAACTTGGTACTGGTGTAGTTGGTGCATTCGAACAATTGAATATTGCACTTGGAAAAGTAGAATTAGATAACGTTGAAGTACTTGCAAAAGTTGCATCAACCGAT